TCATCTCTTGCCTTTTGAAAAGGACAAACGAAATCTGCAATAGCAATTTTACCTGCCATAGAAACTCCGTCTGCAAGATGTCTCATTCGAGCAGCTTGTCTCATTCTGCCTTCATCTGAGAAATCCCAATCATTATATTTTTCTCTAACTGCGTCTGCATTAATCCAAACACCTTCAACCAAATCTGCTAATGGTTGTGATAACGTACTCTTGCCCGAGCCAGGTAGTCCAAAGACCAGTACTTTCATTTAGTCTCCCTCTTTATTTTTGTTTAATTTCCTTTCAAAGTCATCAATAAATTCGCTGATATATTCAGGTGGTTCTTGCATTTGTATGTCTTGTCCACTACTATCATTGATGATTGATTGAGTAAGCATTTGTTGAGATGCTTTAAATTTGATATATGTTTGTTTCTTTTCTTTTTGAATTCTTCTTAAGAATGCATACCATATAATTTGAGTAAAGTATGCGAAAGGATTTTGAGATTTATCTGGATCGAAATTGTGTATGTATTGTAAACAGTTTTCAATTCCATCAGAAATCATTTCCTCTTTATATGAGTAGCCCGAAAAGTTTGGCTTAGTTGCAAGTCTTGTAGCAATAAGTAAAATACATTTACCTACATACTCAGGAACTTGTGGATTTCTATCTCCACTTTCTTCAGCTTCTTTACAGGCATTTCTATAATCAATTAAGGCTTGTAATAAGTCCTTGTTATTGACATAGTTGCGTTTCTTTGCCATGTCACGTTCTCCATGTATAAAATTTCTGTATATTATAACATATTTTGAGTAATATGTACACCTTTTAGTGAAAAATAAAGGTATAAATTTATTTTCATTTTTTTGCAAAAAAGGGTTGACATTCTCAAAAATTCAGTATATAATTAGGTTATCCGGCTTAAAGATATATTAGTATTAAATTTCTACAGTAAATATCTTAAAAGGAAATTCTTCCGCTCCGTAGATTTCAATTCTTTTCTTAAAATGTTTTAAAGTATAATTTTCAAAACTTCCCACAGAAAGATCATCTGTAATATCATATAAAGTAGCCTCATTAGAATCATCAGCCTTTCTTAATGTTCTTCCAATAGACTGGAGAACCTTTATCTCAGACTTCGATCCTGAAGCAAAAATTACATTATCTAATCTTCTTAAATTCACTCCAGTCGAAAACACTCCATAACTTGCAAGTATATCATGTCGTTTTTGTGTATCATTTTCCACCAGTTGTCGAATATGTTCACGTTCTTCTCCTGAAGTTCCACCGTATATAAAATGAAGTTCACGTCCGTCTTTGCGCAGCAAAGGTTCTAATAATTTACCATGCTTTTCTACAAGATCAAATAATATCAAATTATTCTGACCTTCCAGACTATGAACTAAGTTCTTAATAAAATTATTTCTTTTTTCGTGATTAACAATAAACTCTCTTTCAGCTGGCCATTTTTTTACTTTATCTTTGACCTTATTAATCGCATCTTTAAATGTTTTACGAGTATCGTTATTGTGTGATAGAACGATTGCTTTAACTTTAAAATTTGCAACCGTTCCTTTGTCCATAAGTTCTTTTGTATTAATTATCTTTTTGACTTGACCAAAGCAACCTTCTAATACTAATCTATGTGTCTTACTTTCAGATGATTTCAATGTACCAGTAAATCCATGTCGGTACTCACAGTTCGTAAGTTTTTCCATAATTGTTGTTAATGATTTTGCTTGGAAAGTATGAGCTTCATCTCCCATTACAACTCTAAATTGATCGAACCATTCTTTAGGTTGTTTTACTAATGATTGCCAAGTACTAATAACAATAGGTGCTTTTGTGTTCTTATCAACTCCACCTTGAATTGTGTATATAATATCTGATTCACAACCATAATCAACAAAGTCTCCAGCCATTTGATGTACTAATCCAATTGTAGGAACAATAATTAAAGTACGATGACCAAATGCTTGATAATAGTGTTGTTGAATTAAATAAATGATTAATGATTTACCAGAGGAAGTAGGACTTAAAGAAAGAGAACGTCTTTTACGTAATGCATTGACGACGTATTCGTTTTGGTAGTCTCTTGGAGTAAACTTACAATTGATTTCTTTTGCAAGTTGTATACCGTAATCGTCATCAATTTGTTCATCTAATCCGATATTATCTGGTGCATTCAGAGTATAACCTCTATCATCACAGAATTTTTTGAGGTGTGGAAAAAGACCAACATAGAGTTTAGGTCTCATTGGTTGATATAAATGAATGTATCCATCCCAAACGCGCATTTTAACTTTGGGGTGGAATTGCCAACCTTCAGGTCGGAAAGAAAAGTGTTGAGCGATTTCTTGACGAACGCCGCCATCGGCTGTCACTTTCATATGCACACTATTAATGTGTTCTACATTAATCACTTCGCTCATAATTTATAACTTTATTGCTAATAATAAAAAGATTGCTAATAGTATCATGTTTGTGAAAAATATAAGTACCGCTAATATGGTATGATACCAAATCCATCTTGTCTTGTAGGCATTTTCTAAATTTAAATCTGCAGGATCAATTTCGGATTCCATTGTAGGCAACGTATGCATCATTGCTTGATCAATAGGATTTTCTGAAATAGGTCTTTCAAATAATTTAAGAATCCTTTCCCACATTACTTAATAATCTCCAGCTTGAAATTTCAAAATATCTATCATATTTTTAACTACGAAATTTCGAGAATGTATAGTTTTAATTATATCTTCAAGGTAGTTTGCATTTGCTGTATGAAAATCAATTGTTAAACTTAACTTGATAATATCTTTATCTGCTTGAATATATTTATCCATATCGTTCCGTAAAATTTTTAACTGGAACGGTTCCCAACCCATTTCGGCTAAAGTTTGTCTATCCATACTACCATCATAGTATTCTCGCTTTAATCTTTCAAGCTCTTTATATTCAGCTTTTAATTTTTTAACGCGTAACACTTCCTTATAATAAAGATTATAATATTTACTGTGTAAAAGTGGAATGCGTTTACTTTCACCGACTAAATTTGTTTCATCAATGGGCGCATCTTTTGCCCACATTTCAGAAATTTGATTTGTATCCATAATTTAAAAAACTCTTTTGCTTATATTAACATGTCTATTATACCACATGTTAAAGCAAATGTCAACCCCTTAATTACATCTTGTTGATTTTAAAGGAGTCATATCTCATTGTAACCGTTGCTTCTGCGTATACAACGTCTTGTTGAGCGAGGTCAAGTGATATAGGTGTTAAACCTATTGGAAATGCATTTGTAAATACAAACTCTACATTTGGATTCTTATGAGAATTAAGTAGCATGATACTAATATCAGAAACTAAGCCTTCTTCAGTGGCTTGTAATTTATCATATTGTTCAAGATTATCTGGTGTACCGATACCTTGTAGCCAATCAAAGATCTCTCTATAATTCTCCATATTTTCGTCGATAATAAAAGATAAATCCAAATCAGCAAAACGAATATGATCAGGAACATTATAAAAAGCTCTTAATGGTGTTTGAGTTTCAACAGGGTTTGCAGTTACACCAGGTAACAAAACCTTTTGACTGAAAAATTCTACATTTGGAAGCCTTGATATTTTTATAGCGAAGCCGCCGGTAGATAAATAGTTATTGATAGTCACTTATAGAAATTCCTATATAAAATAATTGATTACTTTTACTATTTATTCAAAGTGAGGATATAGCATGTTCAAACCCAAATCTTTTTCATACGAGCTCGACACTGAAGGTTTGTCGATTAATGAAGTAGCTGAGCTTAATAATATACATTTCAATCGTAAAGATTATGACTGGTGGTATGAAGTATTACCAGGAGACGTTGTTGTTGATGTCGGTTGTGGTATAGGTGCTTTTGCAGCTAGTGCATTAGATAAAGGTGCAGAAAAGGTTTATATGATTGAACCGAATCGCAGACAATTAAAAACCGCAGTAAAAAATGTTTCAGATTATATTATTGATCGTACTCAAAAAGCAGTATTTCCTATTCATGCCGCAATGGGTAGAACAGATATAGACTTATCTAATGTATTTAAAAGTTCAACACACATCGAATCAGAATTAGAACCTCGATTAATGACTTTTAACGAACTTACTGATACTCATAAAATTGAAAAAATAGATTTCTTAAAAATTGATGCAGCAGGCGCAGAATATAATATTCTACATAAAGAATACTTTGATTATCTTTTCCATAATGTAAGACACATTGCAGTAAGATGCCATTTAACATCTCAATATGGTGGCTTAGTAAAATTTGAAGAATGGAGAAAGTCAGTATTATTACCGTTTATGGAAGCAGGTAAAGTTAACTTTCAAGGAGATAATTGGCGCAAGATTGTATCAAGCCCAGTTTCATTAGATGCAATTCCTGCATCTTCATTCATGATTTATATTACAAACTGGTAGGATCCCAATCAATAGTATTTGTAATATACACCATAAAAGAACGACCTGGCTCCCACTCTGCTTTTCTTAAAGCGATATCATTAAAAGCAAGATCGCGATCTTCGTGTTCTAAGAAATGAATTTTATTTTCGTCGAAGTGTCCGAGTATATTATCTCGAACATAGATCCATCGCCGTGGAGCTTCGGGAAAGGAATCAAGGTGAAACTCCACGGCAATGTGTTGAACGTTGTTCCTCAAAAATGGAACGTTCTCTAGAGAAAAAATGTCATACTCTCCACCTTCGCAATCGATTTTTAAAAAGTCGATCCATTCAATGTCATACTGTGTCATACAGTCTTTAAAAGACATTAAATTAAATTTTGCTGAAGGTCCAAATATGTTTTCGTAATGTTCTTCTTTACTACCAATAGCAGCATTGATAGGGACCACTGGTGTCTCTCCGTGGTCAATAAAATAATCAGAGGTATTATCTAATAGAGTCTTTAAATGTTCTCTATTAGGTTCAATAGAATATATCTGTCGTGCTCCACCATCTAATGCTAAACAAGTAAAAAATCCAACACAAGCACCAACATCAACACAAATATCACCATGTTGTGGTGCATAATACCATTCATAATCTTTTCTATGAAAGAATTCATGATACATTGTATTAATATCATTTAAAGGTAAGTTAGATACTTTTAAATGCTTGTTAAGATATTTTCTAATCATTACCAATTATGAATTACATTTGCTATAATAAAAAAGCATGTAGCAAAATTAACCCCGACGATAATAGTACGAAGCAAAGCCACATAATCATCATACGGCTCTGTCTTGTCATCGGAAAATCCGCCTAAAGCATATTTCCATATTGTCCATATCTTATTCATCGTTACGTCTGTGTGCTAATTCAAAATATCCATTAGGACCTACTTCATAGACATCTCCAATTTTAATATCGAGTTCGTCTAAAATCCAATGTTTATTATTTTCGTCTGTTTGTTTTATAATACGAAAGCCATTGTCAAATTGATTGATCATTAAATCACTTACATTTTTAAACATATCAAATTTCCTCTAAGTCAGATATGAATTGTTTTTTCGGACTGGTTTTTTGCCAGAAACGAAGTTGCTTTTCAGCTTCTTTAATTTGTTTTGCGAGTTCTACTACCATCTCTTTAGTAAGACTCATAATATTTAACCTTAATAGTCTATCACCTTGTTCTTCAGATACAACCATTCCATTCTCTTTCATTTGAGCAATTACTTGTTTCTTAGTATTATTCTTAAACTCAATCTTATTATCAAGTACAAGTTCTATAAATTGTTTTTTCAGTTCTAACCAACTTACTTCATTAGTACATTCAGTGATACGCTTATTGATACGAGTTTTAAGAATACTCATTTTATAATCGCAAAAATCTTTAACAACTCCTCGTGCATCATCATACTCACGAAGCTTACCATTAAAATCAATAACGGTTAAATTCTGCGCATAAGGTTTACTTAATTTAAATTTAGAAATAATTTTATTTTTATTCCAATTAGCAGAAGTGTTTTGCTTTAGTTTAACTTCAAACTTAAATCCATCTTTATCACAAAGATCTTCGTATGATACAATATCACCATCGTCTTCTAATCCATCTAATACTTTGACATAACTTTCGCGATCAAAGCCGTATGGCACTTCGGTGATTTGGAGTTGTGTTTTACCACGCTTAGCATAAGTGCCATACACGGTATACTTATGACTTTCTTCTTTATTTTGTTCAACTGTACCTGAAAACTCTGGAAACTTTATTTGAATAGAATTTTCAATATTACCTGTTTGCAAATATTCTATACATGCCGCTTTAATACTTTCAGGACAATGTGGTAGAATGTTTGTAGCGAATCCAGTTGCAATACCTTTAGTGCCATTAACAAGTACTAAAGGAATAACAGGCAGATAAAATGCAGGTGGCTCGTGTTCAGGATCTTCATGTACAGGACTTAAATCAATATCCTTAATATAAGTATTAAAGTTATTATGTAACCTTGTATAGACGTAACGTGGAGCTCCTGCTTCTTGAATTAAACGAGTACCAAATGAACCTCGTCCTTCAATAAGACAAATATTGTTATTCCATGTTGCGGCCATAAGTTGACCTGAACCAGCTGCCGAAGCTTCACCATGATTATAACCATAATCAGAAATAATACCTGATACAGCTGATACCTTTTTAAAATCTTTCTTACTATTTAAAATTGATGAATACAAATAGAACCTTTGAACAGGCTTAAGTCCATCAATCATATTTGGAATTGCTCGAGATTCAACAGTATACATTGCAAATGATTTCCATTCATTTGCTGCTACCTTTGAAATAGGATAGTTATCTTCAGGATAACTTGTTACTTCTTCTTCTGCAAACATCGTTAAATCACTCATACATAAATTCCTTTCTTAATTCTGAGTTTTTACCAAACATCATTTCAAAATATTTAACGTCATCAACACTGACAACATCATAAACTGGATCATTAATAATTTTATTATATTCTTCTTCTGTTAATGAACCAAGACCTTTAATATACCTATGCTTCCAATCTGCATTAGAGGTTTTAAATTCAGAAGCTTCTTCATAAGTATAGAACCATTTAATGTCATTACCTTTAGCTGAAATCATAATTGGTGTTCTTGTAATCTTAACTCTTCGTTCATTTAACAAACGAGGCCAGAATTTATAAAAGAATGCAATCAACAATGGACTAATATGTCCAATACCATCATGGTCAGCATCGGTTAATGTTGCTATATACTTATAACTCATCTCATTAACACTATCTGGATTATTAATATCTAATCCTAATACAGCAATAAGCTCTGACAATTCTTTATTCTTAAGTACATCAGCGGGCTTCATATCCCAAGTATTCATAATCACACCACGAAGTGGAAATGCTCCAACCTTATCAGGATTACGAACCTTTAATAAGAATCCCATAGCACTATCACCCTCTACAATTTTGAGTGTAGCGTCATCTTTATTAGCCGCAATATGTTTTGCAACTTTTACTTTACGTAATTTCTTTTGAGCTAATGTTGCTGCACGTTTATCAGCAGCAAGTTTCTTTGCTAATTGAGCTTCAATAATTGGATCAATTATATCAGGTGTATTAAGTATTTTATTTGCTAACCATTCAGGAGTACGTACTTCACAACCTTCTATATGTTCTTTTACATTACCAGTTGGATTAGTAAGACGTTCTTTTGTTTGGCTATCAAATTTTGGATTTGTAAAGTTACGTGCAAACATTACAAAAGTTAAACCACTTTTAATAGTAGTCTTAAGAACTTCAACTTTATGGCGTCTCTTAATTTTAGTTACAAGTTCATCAATAATACTATTAATAAAATAATCTACGTATGTACCACCTTGTCTTGTATTCACACCATTAATATAACTATTTGTTCTGAAGCCATCTTCAGACGGTGCAATAAAATAAGATAAGTTGTCAGTCTTTTCTAAAATTACAGTATCATTAAAGAGTGCTGCATATTTTTTAAGATCATTTACGCGTACACGCTTTTTATTAAAGGAAAACTGAATTTCAGGAAAAGCCATTTGTAAAGATATAAGACGATCTTCGATAAGTGTAATTGTATCAAGTTCTTCTAAACTATCAACTTCAAATAAACTAAAGTCAGGAGTAAACGATACATAAGTACCATTTCCTTGTTTTGATCCAAATAATACTTTGAGTGTATCAGCACCATCTTTACATTTTACTTCAATTGATTTTCCATTCGACCAAGTCTTACCAACGAACGTTGATGATAAAAAGTTTGTTGCGGCAGAACCAACACCGTTAGTTCCAATTGTAACTCGTTCATCATCAAACGAAGTTCCTGCATTTACTTTAGTCCAAGCAGCAACAGGACGTAGTATATCTTTACCTACTGTCTCGTCATGTATCTTATCTTGTGGAATACCTCTACCATTATCACTAACAGTTACAGTATCTCCTTCAATTGATACATTAATCTTATTCGCGTATTTAAAATTCGTACGTATTGCTTCATCAATAGAGTTATCGAGTATTTCATCTACCATCTTTGATAATGCAGGTACGTATGTAGCTTTCTTCCATTCACCAAGAATAAACCTTTCGATTTCTTCTCGAGAAGAAGAGCCCATATACATACCAATACGCTCACGAACATGCTGTCGCGCAGTCAATATTCTAAATTGTTCTGTTGTTTGTGTCACTATACGTACTTCTCCATTTGAGTTACCATTCTATCACAGTTCTTTGTAAATGTCAACTGTTTTTTTCATATTAGATAAAAAACCTTAGATCTATTAATTATATGAATATTACGAAATGATCTAAAAATAATGGTTGACAATTTCGAGAAACTAGTATAGAATTACTTTAATGGAAACACCATATTCGATCTTAAATGAATTATTTTCACTTTTTTCACAAAAAAGGTTGACATTTCATTTCAAACAACTTATAATGGTAACATAAATGAGGAAAAGGAGTTAATTTATGTCACATCATGTAAATGAAATGTTAATGGAAAATTACTTTGAGTATGCTCAGCAGAACTTTGGTCTCAACGACGACCAAGCTGCAGACTATGCAAAAATGAGATTTGAAAATGAAGGTGAAGACTTATCAGAAAGTCAAATGAGAAGTCTGATAGGTGCTCCTAGCAGGGAAGAAGAGGAATACTGTATTTGTGGTGATAAACTGGTCGACTGCAAAGATGGTTATGAACATATGACCAGTGGAGTATAATTGTTATGAAATTTAATGTTAAAGAAGTTGCCAAAGATCTTGGCTTTGGTATGTTGTGTGTCGCAGGTACAATTGCTGTCACATTTGCAATCGTTTCCTTTATGGAATTGATTAATATGACAAAAGATAGTATTAGGATTGCATTAGCCATTCCTTTGTTCTTGTATTTTTCTTATATTTTTGGTGGACTTACGAGGTCTGTATTCTTTAAAGAAAAGGGCGGTTATTTCTACAAAGACTAAAAAGTCAACTTTTTTCAATTTAGTGGTTGACAAATCATTTCAAATGAATTATAATAGTCATATAAATTAGGAAAAGGAATTAATTATGGATGTAATGAAAGAACTCAATAGCTTAAGTATTCGTAAACCATTGACTGCCGAACAAGTGTCTTTATTAGCAGAATGTTCAGTACGTGATGGTGAGCAACGATACACTAAAGCTCAAATTAGAGATATGGTTGGAGCTCCAACTATTGAAGAAGAAGAAACCTGTATGTGCGGTGAACTTATTAATGAATGTGATGATGCATACTCACACATGACACACGGAGTTTAATCTTTTTAGAAAAGAAGTAAATTATGAAATATGAAGTAGAAACAAAAACCGTGATGGACGTAATTCAAGACACGATTGCAGGTGTAATTAATCCTGATCCAATTGGTCAAAGACCTCCAGTTACGAGTGGTAATAAAAAGAAACAAAATATTGTTGATTCTATATTAAAAGGATATTCCGTTGGTGCAATTACCGTTCGAAATATCGAAAACGATAAAGAAAATCAAAAAATCTATCCTGGTGTAAAATGGTTAGTGATTGATGGTGGTCACAGAATTCGTTCATTTAGAGATTTTCTAAAAGGATACTTTCCAACAAAGGACGGTAAAATTTTTAGAACACTTACTAATGAACAGCGCGAAATTTTTGAAAATACTACACTTACCTTTTATGTGTATGAATGTACTAATGTTCAAGCAACTGAAATTTTTAGGCGTTTAAACACAGTCACACCTGTAAATACTATTGAAATGGTTATGGCAAACGATGCTTCGAATGTAGCAAAACAAATTCGTAGTCGTGTAAAGTCATATTCAGAATATGATTATAATGACATTCATCCTATCTTTGAAACAAAATCAAATAAGAAAGGTAGTGAAAAGGCTGTACATTGGACTACTGATATTAATCCAAGACGTAAATGGGATGAGTTTGTAGCAGTTGTAATATTAAAAGCTTTAGGTCGTGGTAATGTTGCTGCAGGTTTAGATGAAATTGAAAAATTAGTAGAAGAAGATAAACCTCTTTCTTCTGATGTTCTTAAAACAGTAGATAAGTTTCTTGATGATGCTTTAAAGATTTCTAGAGAAATGAGTAAAAAGCTCAATACAGCAAACTTTGGTTCTCTTCATACTATTTGGTTTGGCTTACTTGAAAGACATGACTTTAAGATCAAAGACTATTCAGGATTCGCTAAAGAATTCTTTAGAGTCAATTCAATGTTTAAAGGTGTAACTCCAAACAAATACGATACTGAACTTATTACCTTTAAAACAGGTGCACGTAATACATTGAAACAAGATACAGATACAGTTAAAAAATTCGCAAGAATGGCTACTGAATATCCATCAAATCCTGCTGCTCAACATCAAGCTGCAGAAATGTATTTGAATGAAATGGATATCGATAAGTTTATTACGTCATTAGATAAAACAAGAACTATGAGTAAGGAAACAAAATTTGATATGTTAGCTGCTCAAGGGTTCACTTGCTTCCTAGATGGAGAACCATTAGATATTGATGATGCTATCTATGGGCATGATTTTGCACATGCCAAAGGTGGTAAGACGGATTTCCTTAATGGTAAAATCATTCGTAAATCACATAACCAGGATATGGGAACACTATCATTCGATGAATACATTATGGTTCTCGAAATGAGAAAAAAGGCTAAAATTGCTTAAAATAAATTTGTAATAAAATCAATAACTTAGATATGTGTATCTCTAAGTGGTTGATTTCATTAACAAAAAAAAGTGAAAAAAAGTGAAAAAAACAGTTGACATTTGCTGGAGACTGTGGTAGAATGGTAACATAAATTAGGAAAAGGAATAAATCATGTCAACGTATAAAATCCAAGAATCCTTTAATTGTAATGGCACGTGCCTACAAGGATACTATAACGCTAACTACCATACCTTGGTAGAAATCTTAGGCGAACCTCACTACACTGAAACATCAGGCGACGGAAAAGTCGATGTTGAGTGGAATCTTAAAGTAACAGACAATTTCACAGACGAGTCTTACGACGTAACCATTTATAATTGGAAAGATTATGATGGCGGAAATCACTGCCGCAATGCTTCTACATATGAATGGCATATTGGTGGTAAATCTAGAATGTCCGCAGTAGTTCTTAAAGACGCTCTAAACGAATTAATAATGGAGGAAGTAGCATAATGAGTAGTTATTATGATGATCCGGATGTGCGTATCGCCGAAGCAGAAATGCGCAGAAATAAGAAGTCAGCTAAAAGGTTGGCTAAAATGAGAGCAGAAGATTTTGTTCTTTATGCAGATAATGACGATTTTGATATAAGTGAAATCACAGGTCGTCACGATTATGGAATTGGTTTTAGCGACGATTATAAGTTATATTAATAATGGAAGTTGTTTCAATACTATTAACAATGTCTTTGACTTTCGTATTCTTTATGCTTGTACTTAAAGCAGTGGTTGGAACTATAGAGTTTGCATACGAGAATGCATTTTTACTATTTTGCTTTTTCTGTGTCCTTGCTATAGTTCTCTTATAACAAAAAGTTATAAGCTTATAACAAAAAAGTATAAAGAAAAGGTTGACATTGACAAAAATTTGTGATAGAATGTACACATCAAAATGAGGAATGGATTAAAACTATGTTAGTTTCTTTCGCTGGTCCACGGGGTGGTAATCTTGATACAGGACTTCAGTCCTATGCACTTCTAGCTATTCGTTCATTCGCAAAACAATTAGGCATCTCTCGCCTACGTACGAATATTCAAGTAAATCTTCACCACAAGCTATACGTTGACAAATCTAACTGTAGTGAAGGTCTTTGTGAATCCGTGGACCAGCGACATTTTATTATTGATGTAGCACTTTATGGAAACTGGTTGTCAACACTAGCACATGAAATGGTACATGTAAAACAGTTTGCACGAGGCGAATTAGATCCTCAGTTGACGCGTTGGAAAACTAAGAATCACGCGAATACTGATTATTGGGATCAGCCGTGGGAAAAAGAAGCACGACGTTTGCAGAACAAGATGCTCAATAACTTTATGAAGGAATTTGAATACTAGAATAAAAGTTTTTGCGCTCTTAGTTCAGCTGGATAGAACAACAGCCTTCTAAGCTGTGGGTCCCAGGTTCGAGTCCTGGAGGGCGCGCCAAATTGCCGTGGTGGTGAAATTGGTATACACAGCAGACTTAAAATTTGCCTCCTTCGGGATTGAGGGTTCAAGTCCCTCCCGCGGCACCATATATAGGACTGTAGCTCAATGGTTAGAGCATCCGTCTTATAAGCGGAAGGTCGATGGTTCAACTCCATCCAGTCCTACCAATGCATTGTTAAAGGTTAAATAATGTTTGATGTAAAATTAGCAACAGACAAACCGTATATTACACTAATATGTAATCCATACGAAGATAAAAGTTCAATCAATACACGAATAACGATTGATGTAATGGAAAAAGATTTGAGTCGAGATGATATGATTAAAGTCCTAGAAGACTTTATGAAAGCAATGGGCTATCATTTTTCTCCAGGCGAACATTTAGGATATGAGTATGAGTAGATATATAGTTAGACTTGAAGAGGACCCAGATACCGGAGAACCGATTCTACCTATTCCTGATGAACTATTAGTGCAAGTGGGTTGGAGCGAAGGTGATGAATTAATTTGGGAAGAAACCTTACTGTGTGAAGAACACGGAGAGTATCATGGTTATACTTTAAGGAAGAAAGAGGTGAGTGATGAAAACGAACGCGATTGAAATTGAGCGTCAGAAGTCTGTGGGTAGGCGACTAATGGACAAATATTCCGGAGCACTCTCTGGTCTTGCTAAGCGATAGAGGCGAGTAATGAAAGCAGAACTTGAAATTGATATGTATACTGATATAGATCCTGAAGGTATTCGTCGGACATTGTTTATAGGTGAAGGTTCGTGTGAACCAAACTTTCAAGATGTTGAAAGTTGGGAAGAAACTGTTAAACGCACTATTGGATACTACAGTATTCCTAGTTATAACACTATCGCACCGGGTGATGTAGAAGAACTTGAAAAGATAGTTGCTGGT